CCCAGACTTAAATATCTGTCCATTTTTACTCACATAACATGGTAATGCCCATCCAACCTGTACGTCAGAATGTAATACCATTGCATTACGTGTTCTAAAATTAGCCATGTATTTTTTAAACGCTTTAGCCAGTGCCGCTGTCGTGATTAAATGTCCCTCACGATCTACTAGCTCTACTGAGGCAGGGCCACCAATTACATACGAATCATTATCTGTAACACCCATCTTATCAAGAGCTTTTTGATATTCTGGTTTATCTGGATAGACCCTCTTTAAAGTTAACATTTCTGCTGGTGATGCTATTCCAGCTTTATAAAGTCGTTTGTATTCATTAAGGTCTGATTTAATAGCATCTAAAGTTGTTCGACCATCTAGTGCTTTCTCTAGGAAAGAAACAGGTTGGTCATCTTTTTCATTAGGAATAAAATACTCTGAGTTAATCCAGTTTTCGGGACTTGGTAAATCCCCAACTGGAGTTTCAATAGTTTTTGTTGTCATTATTTAAAATCCTGCAAGTCCCCAAATAACCCCAGAAACTGTTGGTGTTCCATTAGCACTTACTACGGAAACATTATTTCTGAAGTCTATAGGGAAATTAGTTTCATATGTGGCTCCAGCTAATACAGGTATTCCAGTACTGGAACTAGCTGTAGTGTCAAAAGCTACATATACAATTTCATTACTTGTGCTTGATTCATTCTTTATTGTAATGCCTCTAATCACTGACATATCAGGGCGTTTAATTGATGTGGACGCATTTGCTGTGCCTGTCCATTCATAATTGATTCCAGAAGCACCATCTACATAAGTGGAAACTGCTGCTGTATCTTCTCTTACCTCAAACATGATTTTGTCAGCATAGAAATTAATGTTATGTTGAGCTTGTGTAGTTAAATATAATCTGTACGCAGCAGCATCTGTAGAACCTGGTATTGCATATGAAGCTGTTACTCTAGTCCAACTAGTTGCAAGGTTTGAACTTCCAGATGTAGCATGAACTGTTGTTCCAGCAGCATCTCGAATTTCCAATTTAACTGCACCAGAAGCTGATGCTCCTCTATGTTCTAATTGTACAGATATATGTTGTGGCTCAACACTAAAAGGTAGTGTTGGGGATTCCCAGTACCAACCTTCACCCGCATCTGAGTTTGCAGGATTTGCAAGTAAGGAAGCTGTCCCAACGGACTGCTGTCCTGTATCTCTTGAAATAGCACTTCCAGTAGCTGTAAACATACTTATTGTGCTAGATTCAACTCTTGGGTTTGTTACCCAGTTTGTAGCTACTTCCCCTCTGGCAACAGATTTTAAATTGCTTGCTGTTGTAGAGAGAGCACTTCTGAATGGAGTGTACTTTGTATATGGGTGAACTGATCCTCGTGTTGAGCTATCTATTTCCCATGCCCTTGCATCAGTATGTCTTTCGTTTGCCATATATACTCCTATTTATCCTTTATTCATATAATTTATGAGAGCTACAAAGCTTCCCATAACTGCTGAAGTATGAAGAACTAAGACCCCTAGTGCGATAAAAACAGATTTTCCACCATATATCTTGCTTCTCCACATTCTCAGTTCATCTAAATTATTATTGACTTTTTCTATAGAACTACAGATGGATTCGTTTAATGAGTTCTGACTTTCAATATAGGTGTCGAGTCTTTCCATATATATGGCTAAACCTATTTCCGTATTTGCCACCTGTTGAGTCATAACCTTCCTTCTGTGTTTATTTTTAATTTGATTTACCCCATTAGGGGGGCCCTAGATAAACTAGAAACCCCCCAGAAATCTAAACGCTATAAGATTATGAGTTTAGATCAGCAATTTTTGCTTGAGTAAAGATGTTAGTACATCTTAGCTCTGCCATAGTGTAAAGTAATCCTCTTACAACTAAAGCATTGGCAGCGAAGAAATCGCGGTTCTCTATATACTGCGTTGGCTGTGCCACTGCAACTTCTAGATAATCTGTGTCTAGAACATATACGTTTGAACCAAGTACGCTGTCATTTGTTGCTACGGACTTCGCACAGTCAGGGTCTGGAAGTATTGGAATTCCTTGATAAGTAGCTAGAACTAGACCAGTTCGAGTACCTGGGAAGGTTCTCTCTGATCCAACTCCTACTTGGAACTCTTCCTGTCCAAGATATCTCTGATTACTGTTAAGCAATCTTTCAAGGTTGAAATACTGGTCATGTCCCAAAAGTATCAATTTGGGTTCCCCGCCGTTCTCCCTAACTTTTTGAATAGCTGTGTCTATTAAAGTAAGTGACAATGCCCTACCAGTACCTGAGTTGTATGACGCAGATGCTGCAGCATTCCAAGTACCTGAAGTACGACCACCAATAGTTAAGTCATACGCTCTGGACCTAGTTGTCTGACCACCAACTGTTGCACCATCAACAGATACGATATCGTCAATGGAAGTCATTCCAGCTCTACTATAAATGTAAGCTATGTCACCATCTGCGAAAGTAGTGCCAGAAGCTACAGTTACAACACCAGTAGAGGTGTTTACTGCGGAAACAACAGAACCAGATTGCCTGTCGTGACCAGATGCTGAAACGTCATATTGTGCCACTGCGTCACCAATTTTAAAGTGCTTTGCAATTGCTGCTGGAACTGTAAATGAAGTTGTTGCACCAGCGGAAGTTATGTAAGCAGAACCAGCAAGTAGCTCTTCGTTAATTTCCTTCGTATGGTCCAACTGAGCATTTTCGTTCTCTAGTGCTAGTACATCGCCTACGCCACCTTCCATTTGGGCGGTGAACACGGACTTCACTGAAGCACCGAAAGTTGTTGAAACTATTCTTGGTAGTGAACTTACAGTGGCGATATTAGAAATATCTACTGTAGGTAAGCTACCTGTTTCTGTTACTGGTCGTGATCTTCCGCTACCGCGATCAGTACGGACCCTCCAACCAGCTGTATTTCCCCACACAGTACGTGGGATTGCATTGAAGAAACGAGTTTGGTTGTTTAATGCTTGCCAAACTTTTCTTCCGTATGTCGTATTAAAAATACCTGTAGCACTGTCCACAGTAAAGTAAGATTGTTTTTGCAAATATTCGTTTCCGAATACGCTAGAATACAATCCACGCTGTGACTGTGCTAGATATTCACTTAAACTAGGGTTAGCCATTAGCTTTTTTCCTCCATAAAATTATTATTTATTAAATTTAACCTAATAGTTCTCTAGGAACTCCGTCAGTGTTGCCTTGTTCGATTTGATATTGTAAATCTCTTAGCTGTTTATAAGACATACTAGCTAATTGATCTGCTACATCTTCATCATCTTTGGCTTTAACGATTGGAGTATTATCTACACCAAGTCCTCGAACGATCTTAGGTGCTTTAAGAGAAGTTTCCTCACGGAAGCCCATCTTGCGTAAGCTTTCTTCAGTACCTGCTTTAATTTGTTTCTCAATTGAAACTTCTTTTTTAGCAAGTTGCTTTGTAAGCCTAGCGATTTGCTTCTTCATGTTCTCTATCTCTTCGTCTTCATCATCGTCCCCGTTTTCGTCCTTCTCCATATCCTCTCCATCCTCTGGGATGTCGATTGCTTCGTCATCATCTTCATCATCCTTATATGCCATTCCCCCAGCTTCTATTTTCTCTTCCTCTTCTTCCTCTTCTTCTTTTTTCAAGCTTGCTGCCTGAATTGTATTTTGCTGCTCTGATATATCCGTAGTAAGATCAGCGTTCTCTGAACTATCGTCTGCATCTGTAGCGGAACCACCACCTTTTGCAGGCCTGTCATCGCCACTTACATCCATTCCAACCTCATTCTTCATTACAGAAAGAACTTCCCTAGCAATTGATTTAACTAGTTCAGCTTTAGCTACAGCATTTTTAGCCTCGGCTTCAGCTTCTTCTTTAGCTAGTCGTGCGTCCATTTTTTGAAGCACTTCTGCCACAGCGGCCAAAGCAAGAGAATTTCCCTCTAACTGTTTTTCGATGTTTCCATCAGCCATAAAACCATACCTCCTAAAAGATAAACTTATAATTTTTTATCCATTCTAGAGGTTGGTCTTAGCCATCCGACCTTCAAAATAGAATTAAATATAACGTCACAAAGTGACGCCTTGTTTAATTATACTAAGATAGTCGAAAAATTCTAAAGAATTATAATATGATTATGTATTATCTAAGGTATCTGGTATTCCATTAGAGTCTAAATATAACATTTCATTTCTAAAATCATATAAAGGAACTTGAATTAACTTCTTTAATTTCTCGCATTGATTGCCTTCTGGCATAGAAGCTTCTACTAAATCAAGGATTCGTCCAACCATCCTTGAATGTTTGGCTATAATATATTCTTGTGTTGCTGTAACTTTACTCACATCTACCATATTCCTCTCCTCTTAAATTCTAAACTCTTGTGACATTAGCCAACCCTTAGACCTGTCCATTGAAAGTCCTACAGGCTTAAATGTTACTGTGGTTTGTTTTAAACGTAATTTTTTTGGTAATATTTCTTGTAATTCTTTGGGTTGTTTTTTGTAAACCTGTTCCCAAGCCTTTTGCAACCATGGTCTAGGTCTGGCATTAGTTGAAAAGTCTTTGGTATACCATAAATTCCTCTTTTTGTTTCTAATAGGCTTAAAACCAGGCTTAAATGTTTTTGTATGGGCTTTTACAGTTGTTACTTCCCCAGATGGTAATCTTCGTGGATGTCTGGGAACTTGCATTACATATTGTTGATCTGTTTTTTGACTTTGACCTTGATGTACTTGATAAGCGTAAGGTACATTATATTTAATTAAAAAGCCTTTTCTAGTCATAGTGAGTTTTGCTGATCTTCTTAAATCACCTGTATTAATAGGTGAAGTCTTTGTAGCTATATCTAAAGTTTGCGAACCTAACTCAGATATATAAGATTCAAAATCTTTTTTAAACTGCAATTCTAATTGTTTAACACTTGGACCTGGCATACATCTAACCTCATTAATTTATTATACTTTGATATACAAAGTTTTCATTTAATTAATGAGGACCAATTAGATGGTACATTGTCTAAAAAGGTATTTTGTGAATTATCAAATCTATTTAAGTAAATTATTTCCTTGCCTACATATCCATATTTAGGATGGTAATATAAAACGATCTGTTTAGGTTTTGTAGCTGCGTGAAGTCTTTGCAACGCAAATTCGTCAGGACCTTTTAGACAGCCAGCAATATGTAATTCACCAGTTCCTATATCAATTTCGTCAATTCTGTGGAAGTGACCAATTATAGCTGAGTCAAATTGAATTACTTTATTATTACCATCAGTTTCTAAGTTCACATTATTTTGATATTGTAATACACCTCTTAAAGATGTAAGTGCTTTTGCAATAGACTGGCTACTACCAGCACCTGAAATACTATCCCCATGCATTATTAATACTGTGTTCTTATATACTTCAAATGTATTTATAAAACTCTTTGGAATATCAAATGTAATATTCTTTTGACCTTTACAGAAGGTAGCTATCCATTGGTACATCATAAAATCCCAATCCATATATTTGTCCTTCATTGGGGGTTTACGAGTCATACGACCATGATTACCTACGACGCAAGGTACATGAATTTTCTTAAAGTGTGGTGCTAGAAACATTAGAGCTTGTGCTAATAAGTTAGCTCCTCTTATCATTTGTTCCATACAGTTGGCAATATTTGATCTAGCTAACTCCTCATGGATATCACCACTAATCATATCACCTAACATTGGAACTATTAAGTCGTCTATCTTTGCAATGTTACGCCT